TCCATGTATATGAGTCTGTTGCAAGTCCAACAGTATCTCTAGCAATCAACATTCCATCGAGGTCTGCGTTCTCAAATGTATGCTTGTAATCTCCACCACTGATGACTGAGTTTGCAACAGCAGAAACAAAGATGTGTGCAGATTGATTAGATGACTTACCTACATCCAGTGTAATTGTAGTATCTGTTGTAGCAGTAATCTTAACAGAAGTATTGTAAGCAGGGTCTGGGCCAGATATACCACTTGCCCTTGGGTAATAGTGATTTGTCGCATGATTATCTAAAGCGCAAGTGAATTTGAATCCTCGTGTTTTGAGTCGTACACCAGTTCCTTTTTGTAGTGTGTGTGAACCGATATCTACAGTCATCAATCCAGTGAAAGGATCATATGACCCGCTTGTAGGACTGTGATAAACAAGAGGTGATGTTCCTACATTAACGCTAAACTTATCTAAGTCCACAGTAGTAATTGATAACCACTGTTGATCAGCTGGATCTTTTCTTCTTGGGTAATCCTTGATAGTCTTTCTTTGATCCATCATACATCTAAATCTGATGGAACCTCTTGCAAACTGAACTCTATTACCAGTTACCATTCCGTGATTAGGAACAGTACAAGTCATAATACCAGATCCAGCATCATAAGTTGCAAATTCTACACTCTTTGGTAAAGCACCATTGAATCCGTGAACATTAGAGAACACAGTCATGATTCCTGAGCTTGCAGTATAGGCTGCAGTAGTAATACCATAGTTGACTATGGTGGATACACCCACATTGATTGTTATAGTGTCAGCAGATGTAGAACCAATACCAACAGATACATTGCCACCTATTGGATCATCAGGACGAGGATATGCGTGTTCTGTTGCATGATTATCTCTAGCACATGTGAATCTTATAGATGCAGTATTGATACCAACAGTGTCTCTGGCTTTCTTAAGACCACCAGCAGTTGCACTTTGGAACCAGTGTGCATTTACAATGGTAGATACGCCAACATTTACAGAGAATGTATTTACACCGACATGATAGATTGGTAGCCACTTATTCAAGAATGGATCAGAATATCTTGGGTATGCCTTAGTTGCAGTATATCCATCCAGATCACATTTGAATGAAATTGATTCTAAGTCAAACTTGACATACTCACCAGCAACGAAACCATGATTTGCAATGGTTGGTTCTAGTACACCAGTACTAGCATTATACGTTGCCGTCGAAATTGTGTGAGATGAGTGATCGTAATAAGAGTGTCCAGCACCAACATTCAATACAAGTTCACCTGTACCAGCATCGTATGTGGATGTTGATATGGAACGTTCCTGTATTGTAGAAGGACCTACTCTCACCTCAAAGGTGTTTGTAGTTGCAGAAACTATACCTAGATTAACATTGTATGCTGGGTCTGTCTTACGAGGATAGGCATGAACAGTTGCATAGTCGTCTTTAGCACACTTAAATGATAGAGAACCCTCTGCAATTTGAACCTGTTTAGTCGGTCTTTCGATTGCACCAGTAGTAGAATTTTGATACCAGTATGGACCGTAGTCTCCACCACCAGTAATAACCGCATCAGTTCCAACACCAACTAGAGTGTATGGATAATCACCACCAGCAAGAACACCACCAACTGCCACACCTTGATTAGGTATGAATTGATATATGTTTGCTCCACCAGTAGCTCCAACGTCAACAGTAAACATTGTACCAGCAGCACTAACAATACTTACTGGTTTATCATAGTAAGGGTCTTGTGGTCTTGGGTAGAAGTGACTAGTTTGGAAACCATCTTGTTCACATCTAAATCCAAGTGCTCCAGCTTTGAATTTTATAGTTTCTCCAACTTGGAAACCATGTAGTCTGTCAAGAGAGACAGTCATGATACCCACTGCTGGTGTATAGTCTGCAAATCTAATGTTATATGGAACTATGGTTGTGATACCAGCAAATACCGTAATAGTTGTTCCAGCTACACCTGTAATAGGAACAGCAGTGTTGTAAATTGGATCTTTAGATCTAGGATAGTATTTGATTGCAGTGTTTTGGTCAGCAGTACAAGTAAATCCGAGTGAACTATCTCTCATCTTGATACTTTGTCCAACTTCTAGGTCATGAACTCCGATACTCATTGTCATGATACCTACAGACGGTGTATAATCCGCCCCAGACACTGTGTAATCAACTCTAGTAGTAATACCAGCAAAGACCTCAAATGTATCGGTCTGAACGTTACTGATAGGAACCCAATTATTACTTAAAGGATCAGTGGTTCTTGGATAATACTTTGTTGATGTAAATTGATCTAATGAACACTTCCAACCAATAGAACCATCTGCAATTCTAACCATGTCGCCATTTGCAAATCCATGACTAGGAACTGTAAGAGTTAGGATACCTACGATTGGGTTATAGTTAGCAGTTGTGAGTGAGTGTTGACTAGGTCCTGTTAAACCGTGACCATTAAGAGTCAATATCAATGAACCAGTGCTAGGAGTATAATCAGCGTCTGTAGGTGTGATTTGTGATCCACCAACTATTTGAACAGCGTTAGTATCTGCACTTACAAATTGATGTGCATAATCTCCACCAATCTTGATTGTCTTCTCATCGGAACTTACATAGGTGTGTGGATAGTCACCACCAGCAAATGTAGATGTTGCAGTTGCACTATGGAACTCATGTAAGAAAGGTCCTCCAGTTAATAATGCACCCTCTTCTGCACGAATGAATTGATGAGGATAATCTCCACCATATATGATTGCACCAGAAACTGCCTCTTCAAATCTATGAACATATTGATTCTTGACACGAGATATACCTACATCTATTGAAAGCCCAGTTCCAGCATATCCTGTAATTGGAATAGAGGTATCATATGCAGTTGATCTACTTCTTGGATAATAGTGTTGATATGCACCACCGTCCAAAGCACATGTAAATGCAAGACCAGACATTATAACATCTTTACCTACCTTATACCCATGAGGTGCCGCAGTGGTTACAGTTAGAACTCCAGTTGTATTATCATATAAAGCACTGGAAACTCCTAATGCAGGGTCATAATCACAAGTAAAGGCAATACCAGAAAGTATAACACAATCATCCATTTCAAGATTGTGATTTTTTCTCGTAGTAACAGTTGCAATTCCAGATGTCTCATCATACTCAACATGACCAACTTGAACAGCAGGAGCACTGGTAAATGTTGCAGCAACACCAGTTACATTTACAAAGTCATCAGTTTCTAAACCATGACCTTCAAAAGGTATGAATGAACCTACTCCAGCAGTTGCAGTGTGAATACCTGTTGTGGTTACTGCAGCACCAATGTTCACACTGAAGTTTAATGCGCTTATAATTCCTGTAACACCAAAATATTGTTGTGTATCTGATGGGAATGTAATATCACCAATACCTGTAGCAAATTTAATACCAGTTAACTTAACAACACTTGCGGTTGACAATCCATGAGCAGATGCCGCAGTAATAGTTGCAACACCAGAGAATGACTCATAATCTACTTGTGATATGTTAATACTACTTCCACTTTGAGCACCATAAGCAGTAATAGTTGTAATACCATTTGAGAATGTTCCCTCAACGTGTGATATAGATCTTGGAATGTAATATCCAGTTCCACCTTCTACAATCTCGAAACTTGTAATAATACCCGCTTCTGCTCTGTTTACTACACCACCACTCACATAATTATGTGCAAACGTAGAGACACCAACAAATGCTCTGAATGTATTTGTAGTATGTCCACTTAATACATCAAAACCAATTTCATTTTTACCTTCTAAGATTGCAGTGTCCACGCCTGCCTGCACTAGACCACCGCTAACATATGCTAGTGCTTGCGTACTAACACCGCAATCTACCAATACGTTTAGACTGTCAATTATTTCTACAATAGGATATGCGTCTTCTCTAAACAAAAATGTGCTTATACCGTTTGTAACCTGTACTTCTTTTACTAAGACACTTCTACTTTGGTTAGTAGAAGTTCCAAGATAATGTCCACCTGTTACACCAATAGTTGTGATACCAGTTATGTAATCGTAACCAAAAGTATTAACATTTCTTAGCGCCGATACTGGAGTGAATGTAAATCCAGCACCTGTAATCCTTACTCTATCATCTTCCACAAAACCATGTGATGAAGCACCAGTATTGAATGTACAAATACCAGTAAGATGATTATAGTCTGCGGTAGAGATAGCAACAGAACTTCCTGATGATGTTCCTAGTACGGCTCTGATACTTGCACCAATACCTTGAGATGATCTTACACTTATTTCTGGTATTTCTCTATATCCTTGTCCTTTCCCTTCTAATTGTAAAAATTCTACACTACCAGTTGTTCCTACACCAACTCTCGCAGCTGCTTTGAGTGGTAGGTAATAACCAGAACCTGTTTGTAATCCTACCTTGTTAATTCTACCAGCTCTAGGAACTCCACTTAAAAAGTTTATTGCGTTAGCAGTCTCATTTACAACTTCAAAATCTAAGCCAGGAGTTTGAACAATATTATTGATTAATATGAACGGATTATTATTGATATCTACGCCAGTATTGACATTGTTGTACAAAGCAGTAGTAATACCATTATTTTCAGTAACAGTAAACTGTGTCCCTGCAATACCTGTAAATTCTAAAGATATATCGTCAAGAATTACGTTAGTATCTTTTGCATCAAACGGATCTAACTTTCTGGAGAATAATCTACCAGAGAAAGAAGAACTAGTTTCTAATCCAGTAGGACCTGCTTTACCATATGGTGCATCACTGAAAAATATTGTGTCATCTACGATATTATAATCACCTGAGAATACAGATGATAAACCAGTGCCATGACTTGTAGATACTGATCCAAAAGCACCTCTTTCTACAACAACTTGTGAAGTGCTACTTGTACTGAAAATAGGATAGTATCCAACACCAGCCTTGAATATAATAACTTCGGATATAGTTCCAACACCACTAATTACAGGATAGAATACACCCTCCTGTATAGGACTAGTTGTTCCCTCTATAATGATCTTTGGAGGATCGGTTTTAGCATACCCTGCACCTCCGTCTAAAACTTCAATTCCAGACACACCATATACTGAGTTAAATGACGGTCTGAATAGAGCTCCTGATCCTGGCGTAACTCTTGTTGACATTTATTCCTCTATATGATGTTGATAGAACTACTGCAATATACTCTGGTAACACCAGTGTTATCACGAATAATACTGAACGTCAAAATATCATCATTATTCGTGGATGGAGGAGGATTGCCACCAACCCACTTGACACCGTTTGCAATGGTAGCACCGTTTACTTTACATGCGTCTCCATATGTGTAACCAGTTCCAGCATTATTGATGAGTGTAACTGTAGTTGCCTTACCGTTTTGTCCATTGACATTTGTGAAATCCCAGTTGGTAACAGTTGTTGTTATTCCACCAAGAACAACCGATCCTTGTGAAACATCAAAGGTAAACGTACCGCCTGCACTGACAGCTAATGTATCACTAAAGTTTCCTACAACTTTCTCTGTAATGTCAGAGTTAAAGTTGACCTGATCCATTAAAGTACTTGCACCACTGACCAGAACATCACCTTGAACGTCTAATCTACATGTGGGAGCAGTAGAACCAATACCAGTGTATGCTTCGTTAGTAACAACAAAAGACTTATTATCTGATACTGCTGCATCGGATACTCGCAATCCGTGTGCATTACCTTTAGCGACTGCCCAAATAGTAGGTCTTTCGTTTGAGAATGATGCGACTTCTAACTGTGATGTAGGTAGAGAAGTTCCAATGCCGACCATACCATCAGCTTTGATACGGAACATTGTTGCAGCAAATCCAACTTCTATTGGACCATCTGTAATCGCACCAGGCTGTTGAATTGTAATCTTACCAATGTCAGCATAACTTGATGTTACAACACCAGATGTATTGATATCGATATTATCTGTAACACTTGCTGCAAGACCAGCAAGGACGGAAGTTGATGCAATACCGCAGTTGGTAGAATACCCAGCAGTGCTAGCAAAAGAAACAAAACTTACAAGGTTAGATCCATCTCCAAAAATATCATATATCTCATTGAAGTTATTATTAATCTTAATAGTCCCTGCCAATAGGGTATCGCCCGTCCCATCATTCGGAGCCGAACCTGTACTAATCCCTTGTTTAGACATTACTTAAAAACGTTTTTTCTTTATTTATAGTTAATATGGAGGGTTATCATCCATAGTCACCAATTGACTGTCAACTGAGGTAACACTTGAGTTAACTCTGTTAGTATCATAATAGAAAGCAGTTGCAACTGTACTATTTGCTATTGCATTTCTAGCTTGAGCAAATGTTGAGTCACCAACTTGAATTACCTTCAACAATTCATCATCTAATTTGATTACATCTCCTTTTGAAATTGATGAAATACCAGATGTAATACTGATACCTTGATCGTTAGGACCTACAGCATCAGCAACATCAACAGATAGTCTCTTATTTGAAAGAGGTGTCTGAATAATATTGTCAATCAAGATGAGTGCTTGCTTATTTGGTTCTGCAACTTTAAGTATTTGTGTTCCAGTTCCTAAACCAGTGAATTGGAAAGGAAGTGAAGTTGATAAACCAGCAATTCTAAATTTAACATCATCAACTTTTTGTATGAACAAACGATCAGGCATGATGTCTGTTCCTAACTCCACAGGAGATAGTAAGATGTTATTAGTTGGTGTTGTTCCTCCAATGTATGTACCAGCGATTGAAATAACATTAGTGGAAGCGTATCCAGTTCCGCCATTTACAACCTCAACATTAGTAACATCTAAATTACTATCTCTAGTGACATTAAATGTTGCACCTGTTCCACCAAATTCTGGCACAGTTGATGGGACATTAGTATACACAGTTGTAATACCAGCAGCAGATCCTGTTGTTTTAGTAACAGGGAAAGTTAGGTTGTTAGCTGGAGTTGCACCACCTAAGTATGTTCCAGCAATACTTACATTGTCAGTAACAAAATATCCAGTACCACCATTTGTCAGAACAACAGCAGTTGATATACATTGACCAGTAGTTCCATCAAAATCAAATCTAACTTGGAATGTGGCACCAGTACCTCTAGTTGAGATGCCAGGCACACCACCTTCTGCCATTCCAAATCCATACAATCTAAACAGTGGGCCAGGAGGATTTTCTGTTACAGCAGTTCCTGTTACAGGGCCTGGAATCTGTATATTGTATCCATTTTCATACATTGCACTACCACCGACACCAGATGTCTTGACAGCCATGATAATATCTTTTGTTCCTGTGGTATGAGATGTAGTTCCAATACCAATCTTAGAACCACCTTGAGTGTCAAGAATAACAGCTTGACCAGTTTGGAAGTTGTGATTCTGAATACTAATGATGTTTAGTGCAAGGTCAACGTCAGCTGATGCTGCAGCATTAAATGATTTTTTGAAACATGGCACTCCACCAACAGTCAACCCGAACTGTTTACTACCAACTAGTGTTCCTGTTCTATCGTGTGATCCATTGAAACCAGAGGATATATCATCTAAGTTCAAGACCTTATTGGTCTTGTTCATAATGAAACTCTTGATGGGTCTACCTTCTGGGAAGAAGATTCTCTGTACAGAACCATTAGGTAACTGATCATCTTCAGTAACCATGGCAAAGTTATCTCTCTTGCCCATGTATATCTCATTATCAATATTGATAACAAGGTCAACCTTAGTATCCACTGCCTGAACCTTCATGTTGACAGACTTAGCAATACCAACATTTACGAGAGCTTCTGCATCTTTCTTAGAATCACTCTCTATAATAAGATCAGAGAACTCTAAGAATCCAGATGGATGAACGATAGATTTTACAGGTTCTTTCCATGTGTCATATGGAAGTTTACTCTTGATGGAGTAAGAGAACTTCTGGAAGTAGAAGTTGTCAGATATTCTTTGACTGAAATCGTTAAGAATACCAGAGTTCATGTCATTCTTTGAAACTTTATCTCTCGTAACGCCTAGAGTTGTTCTAACACTGAATCTGTTTACATCTCTTACTTTACCTAACAACTGTGATACTTCACCAAACAAAGTGTCGCCTGGTATGAGAGTTCCAATAGTGTCTCTTAATCTCAACTGACTTATCTTACCGTTCCAACCATTCTCAACAACAAAACCTTCAAATGCTCTTGATGTTACTTTTTCACCAGAACTAAATTTAGCATCGTCAATAATTGTCATATTGAACTTCGCCATGTCATTGTAGTTGACAAGAGAACCTAAAGTAAAGTCATCATCATATGAACCAAGTGTTACAGTAGAAATGCCAGGAGCACCAGACATATCAAAAGTAACAGTTGCATTTGATGTGTTTACACCTGTAACTGTATAGAATGAGAAGTCATAATCAGAGGAGTTGAAGTTACCTTCCCCAAGAAGTAGAGAGCTTGGTTTTAATCTACAGTTTTCAACAAATACTTGATCACCAATAGCAAATGGTAACTTAGTATCTGTAGAACCAAACCCAGTAGTCACAGGTTGATTAAACTGTGCGTCTAGTAACAGTTCAGCAGTTACAGTTGTTCCACTATGACTGATAGCATCAATGTCATAACCATTAGAGTTATTAGTTGTGATGATACTTAATGGTTCACTAAACTCAAAAGCATTTTTGAGAATAATAACCTTGTCTACAGATCCACCAGATATTGTTGCCTCTATCTCTACATTACTATTACCACGAACTGCAAGTGTAGGAGGTTGGTTATATCTAACACCACCATCTACAACTTGAATCTCATCCATTCTGGCAATACCACTGATATCAACGATAGCTGGTACAGATAAGAACGGTAACAGAGTAGGATCAGTAGGATAATCAAATCCATCTTTGATTCTTTCAATAGTATCAATTTGACCAATCTCAGGAGATGAAACCTTTACGATAGCATCATTACCTTGTGTACTTGCAAAACCAATGACTCTAGGAAGAACAGTATATCCTTTGCCTGGGAAATTGATCTTGGTGGAGTTAATAGGTCCTCTTGCATTTTTAGATTCAGTGCTGTATGTGATTGTACTTACACCGATTCTTGATATAAACTTCTGTGTTTCTGGTGGTTTTTCTGTTAAGTTGAAACTGAAAATTTTATCGTCCTTCTTGATAATTGAGTGTTCAGTCTTGAGAACAGTGTCCTTGAATGTTATGTTATTTCTGCCAGTAACATCAGTATCGGAAGATCCGTAGAGTTTTCTATTATCTGAAGGAACAACAGGAGTTAGATTATAGAATGTTTTCTCTGGCCAACTATTTGTTGTGTTGATAGTTACAGTAGCATTTGCATTTCCTGATACATCACTTCTTGTGATGTTAAATCCAGAAGCGTTTGTACCAGTTACATCTAGTCTCTCTTTGAAACTAATATCATCAAAGAAGTCTAGTTGCATATCCAACAAACTTGGATCAGATACATCAAATGTAATCGTATTACCAGTAGTAAACTCTAGAGGTGGATTTATCTTGGCAATAAAACTCTTATTGTTGGCAGATGCTTCTGTTACTGTTGTAATTCCAACAGGATTTGAATCAACAACATCTGACTTGTACTTACAAAGTTTAATTGCACCAACACTTTCTCTGAGAACAAAATATGTCTCATTGTTTACTAATCCAGTAATTGTATTTCCATTATCGTAGAATACGACTTTATCTCCACTCTGTAGTGACTCATCTGATACTGCGATCTCAGTTAAGTCGGCGGAGAAATCTGATACCGCAAAACCAATTTTTTCAGTTGTAATTTTAGCAATTACTGGGTCGTATCTGACTGCAACAGTTTCAGTGGATTGTGGAAGTGCATCTAAACTAATGATGTCTCCAGTAAGTAATCCATGAGCAGATGTAACTCCAACTTCACCAAAGAATCTTTCTACTCTACTTGTGACCTTTGGATAGTTAGTTGTGAAGGAATGTGCAAGTCCAGAGTTAGATGCTAAATTATAGAACCATACAGCGTCACCTGTGGTTGGAATACCAGTTGTAGATAATCCAATATAGTCTGGTTCAAAATTGATGGCATATACATCACCATTGTTCGGAAGGACTTCTGTACCAACACCAGATGTTGCACCAGCAGATACTTTAGCCCATACAAGGGAAGTTCCGCCAATACCCATGTTATAGGTTAGTTTTTGACCAGTAAAGAATGTATGATCTTTGATGTATATTCTTTGTTGAGGAACAAACCTATTTTCTATTGTTTGTACTGTGCTTAATCCAGTAAGAGGTAAAGTATAGTGTGTACCAGTAGATCCAACACCAACTGTCTGTTGTGGGTTGAAATAAGTGATAGTATTCTCAAAAGTGAATCTCATCACTGTAGAGATTCCTACTGGGAATGTAAACTTCTTAGGTTTAAGAATAATGTTGTTTGTACCTACACCATGAGTCATGGCAGCACCAACGAAGCTTTCTCTGTTTACAAAGAACCTAGAGAACTGTTCATCAATGGCAGTGATGGTAAATGACTCGGTTCCAATTCCTATAACGTCATTTACAGCAAAACCCCTTACATCAGTTACAAAAATAGATGTACTAGGTCCTGTAGCAGATAAGTCACCTAATTCAACAGCAAGACCAGAAGTTTTGTTAAATACACTAATTTTCTTAGGTCCATTGAATTCTGTAAAGGAGGCAGTGCTAATACCACTTAATACAATCGTTTCGCCGTTTGTAATTTCATGTGGAACACTTGTAATACCAATAATGTTGTTTTTATCTTTTACAAGCTCTACATCAGTGAAAGTGGTAACTCCTATCTGCACTGAAGAGATTGGTTTACCTAAAACAGACCCAACTACAATATTAGCACCAGTTCCATTAGTTCCAAAGTTGTCTAACTCTAAAATATCGTCTACTTTATATCCATCACCTCTTGAGAAGATTGTTACGGAAGAAATACCAGAACTCTTTGTTTTTAAGATTTCAAACTCTTGTTTTAGGGCATCCTTTACATCATCAATCAATTCATAGTCAGAATTACCAAATGAGAGGTAATATGGAGCTACGTTTCTTGTAAGATCTCTAGATGAGATATCAATGTCCTGATTGAAGAAAGTTACAAAGTTTTCTTCAATTGGAGTGTCTTTGAATGAGTTTCCAACCAGATATGGGAATTTTGGTTTAGCAACACCACTGGAATCAACATCTACGCTATAGAAGTAAGCATATACCCCATCTGGATACTGAGGAGTCACACAATAGCGCCCACCATGTACGTCTAGGTCTCCTGAGTTGTCAAAGATGTAATCATTGGTGAAATACCCAAAAGCGAAGCCAGGAGGTCTTATACCCGATCTCAGAGTGGTATCAAGAATGAAACCAGACTGTAATCTTTTGATTGCTCCTCCTGTTGGAGTCTGATATCCATAAGGACCGTAAATTGGGTTGCCATCGTAAGCATATCCAAGAATAGGAGAGTGAAAAGCGTTAGGTGTCTCTAAATTACCAGCATCAATGTTATCTCCAAGTTGGAATCTAAGTTTTTGTGGAGGATAGATACCAATCGTCTGTAATTGGAAAGCAGGGTTAGTACTTGGTTTAGTAAGTAGCGAATCTTCGTCACTAATGATAGCATCGTTCTTTTGAACTTGGTTTATCTTCCATTCACGAACGTCTGCAATGAATTTAGCAGATTTACCTCTGTTTTGTAAATCTAAAGTCGTATCACTTGATCCGTAACCAATACCACCATCAAGAATCTGTACACCAGTGATTTTGCCGCCAGATACAAGAGGTTTGATGTCTGCAAAGCTACCTGTTGGACTGAAGATGTTAATATCGGAATCTTCACGGTATCCTTTACCAGAAGCAAGGATTTGAACGTCTACAATCGACCCATCGATGATAATTGGTTTTAATAGTGCTTTGAACACAACAGTTGAGATACCAACATCAGGTCTTCTGTGGAAATCCATGATATTAGTACAACCATAACCAACACCACCTTCTTCTAGGTAAACACTTTCGATTTCACCAAGAACTAAAGGTTCTATTTCTGGTTTGATGATAGTTGTGCTACCAATAGCAGACAAACTCTCTACATTAATAACAATAGGTGGATATTTGATAGTATGTTTACCAGAACCAAATCCACGAATTACAACAGGCTTGTTTTTGGTGTAATTGGTCATATCTCTCTGTGATGAGACACCTACATCACATAGTCTGAATCTATTGCTGTCTATAACTCTAACTGCATACTGTGTGGTTGTAGAAAGACCATTTGCAATGGTTCCATCAGTAGAATACTCTACAATTTCACCATTATTGAAATTATGATTGTATGCAAGAATATAGTCGTCCGATGTGCTGATACCTGACTGAGTATCACCGTCTACAGATCGACCTTGTACGATAATTTTCTTGTTGGAGTATC